TATTAAACTCAACTTCAACTTCACATTTTTTATTGTTGATAGAATTGACTAACTGTGGTTTATTAATATTCCTATGTGCCTTACCAAAGAGAGCAAAGGATATCGCATCTAGCATAGTAGACTTACCCGAACCATTCTGTCCAACAACAAGTGTATGCTTACTAGATGTTAAATTAATTTCAGTCCAGTTATTCCCTGTGGACAAAAAATTCTTGTATCTGACTGAAGTAAACTTAATCATAAGATAGGAAACCTTTCTAAAAGATCATAATATCCGCCGATGTATTCTCCATTGACCCAAATAAAGGGCGGTTTTTTATCATAAATCCAGTACTTCTTAACCTCATCTGGTAAATTTCGTATAGATTCTATAGGTGCACGGTATGCCATAAATTTTATACCTAATAGATGACAATGTAAAATGCTTCGCATTGCCCATCCACAATAATGAGATCCAATCGGGGATGCTACACTAGCAATATACACAGGAGGGATTTCATATGCTTCGCAGTTAGTGGAAATTTTATAGTCATTATGATCAAAACCTGCATCTATAACTGGCAGCATAATTATGATACCTCTAAGGTCTGCGCTTCTAGCATAAGATCGTTCATCTCTCTTTTAATTCTTTCTTTATCTAAAATAGTTTCTACATTATCAATGTATTGAGATAATAGAGTCGAAGTATCTTCTACCTCAAGTCCTTCGTCACTAACTGATGCTCCAGTAAACTCATTGAAGTCCTCTTGTATTTTTAGATCATAGATATCGCGTTGCTGAATTCTATCAATGAAGCGATCGAACATGAATCCGTCGGTCTTGTTGATAACAACAACCTTCACGAATCTCTTATCAAGTATGGACAAGTCCATCTTGTTATAATCTTCTTTCTCATCATCATAACGGATACGATGAAATAAAGTAAGAGGATTACGGACAGGTGTTAGTTCGCGAGTATCAGTATCGAACACATGAAAGAACTTGTCGTCGTGCGCGTCGTTCCAGAAAAATTCCATCTGCGACCCAAGATAGTGAATGTTACCTTGGTTAGACTTACAGTGATAGTGACCAGAAAGCACCAACTCAAACCTGCGGAGATTATCAGCAGACATACCATGAGTACAAGGCACTCCACGAAGCATGTCAAATCCATTCAACTCAAAGTGACCGCCAACAACATCTGCTTTACAATTAATAAGGAACTCGTTAATTTCTTCTTCATTGTCCTGACAGATCCAAGGAACCAAGGCGAACTTCAATCCATCATAGTCAAGAACTTTTGCTTGCTGAACAATGTTCACCTCGTTCATGTAATGTCCGAGTAGTTCCTTCAATGAATTAAGTTCGTTTGTGTTCTTATAGTACGTGTCATGGTTACCAGGAACGATGTCCATAGTAATCTTATCTTTACGCAATCTTTCAAGGAACACTTTACGATTACTGTTCAGTGCCTTAAAATTAATGAACCTTCGGTGCTCGTAATAATCGCCAAGGTGGACGATATGCTTAATGTTGTTCTCATTCAGATAAGGAAAGAACACTTCGTTGTAGAAGCGTTCTTGGTAATCAATAAAAATATCTGAGGAGTTCCTGATACCACAATGAGTATCGTTAAGTATAGCAAACTTCAAAACTATTCCTCTAGGAAGTCGGACAAGTCAGAGTCATATTGAAATGATTTTTTACGGTTTACGACTTTTGTTACTTGCTTATATTCTTCAACTTTAGCATCTTTTTCTTTTACTTCATCTATACGGCGACGGAGATTATCAACAAAGGATTGGACTGCCTTTGCTACTTGCGGATCTTCATCTGGATCAATCATAAATTCTTCAATACCAGATTCTGCAAGGAATTTTAATTTAACATCTTGTTGCCTTTTTTCTTTCTTTATTCTCCGAATAAATGCGTACCAAGAAATTTGAGTAAAGTATCCAAATGCATTTGGTTTACCTTTGCGGGTCGCTGCTTCTATGTTGTAATTACCGATAGCATTCAAGCAGTTCTCCACTGCATCCATTACCATCTCTTCACGATAAGTGTATCTAACAAAATTAGATTTATGAGACAACCCCTCAGCGATTTTCAAAAAACAACGGGCGATATAGTCAGGTACAATGGGATCTGATTCTTTTTTGTCTCTTGCCATTCTGACAGTTTTTACATAATCAACCACCGCTTGTGAAAATTCTGCATTATTCACATAATGTGGACGTTCGTTTGGTTTCATTATCACTCCAAAAAATATCAACTATAGGATATTGTACCCTAAAAAGATTAAAAAGTCAATCCCTTGGTTTAAAAGTTACTATATTGCCTGTATTCGTTATAGGTTCTGGTTGGTCGCCATTACCTAATACTTCCTGCATAGTTTGGCAAGATTGTAAGTATTGATCAATAAGGGTATCGGATGGGGTAGACAACGAAACTATTGATATTGGATTTATAGCACAAGATGTTTCTAAGTTATCAGTGTACTTTAGGAAAGGTCTCATAATGTAATATTGCTTTCCTTCCATTTCGTTTTCAAAATCATCATCTTCTAAGTCTTTAATTAAAACAGCATGATCTACTAGGTAATGATTTTCGTCATTTTCTAATATTTGAGCAACTATCCATTCACCTGTTACAAGATAGAACTGTCCCAATGAAGGTCTACTAATCTTCATATATGCACCTTATGAAGTTCGTAATCGAACTTCTCTCTGTTGTATATTTTAATACGTTCGCCTGAGTGGTTCAAGGTGAAGTTCTTTTTCGACTGCCATTGTAAGTCGTCACAGAGATCGTAGAGTTTTGTGTCTTGCCCGTTATCTGCTTTTCTAAGACCACGTCCGATTGATTGTAAAACTTTGACTTGTGATTTGCAAAAATAATGTTATGGAGGTTCCTAATGTTAATGCCAGTAGAAAAAGTGCCAAGACTTGCAACGATGATAGCATTTTTTGATCCCTCTACGATGCCCCTAATTGATTCTCTATCCGAAACGTCCGTACCACCATGCACATAGAACACTGAATTAGATTTTTCCTTAATCATTTTATAGAGCACTTCGCCGTGCTTCTCTACAAACTGATACAGCACCAAAGTGTTACCTGTTTGTGTCAACGCTAGATTGCGTATCAATTTGTTTCTAGGTTCATGTCCAACTAGGAAGTCAACTTCCTCTTGATATGTTCGCCCTACATTAATTCTACGCAATTCTTTTGAATAGTCAAGAACTAATACATCTATTTTTAGTTTCGCCAGTGTACCTTTATCCTGTAGGTCTCGAGTGAATGTTACTCGCTTAGTCGGACCAAACAATCCTTCTAGCACAAGTTTGTTCACCTGCGTACCATCAAGTGTGCCTGTGGTGCCAAACCTGTAGTCTGCTTCAAAGCACTTGTTCATCAAAGTGGTTAGAGACTTTGCCTTGAACAAGTGGCACTCGTCTCCAAATACACAACCAAACTGTTCGAACCATTCCTTGCCTAGTCTGTAAACTGACTGCCAAGTTGTTATGATAACTCTTTTATCAGTCTTTTTATCTTTGCCAGAATAAATTCTATGGCAATGCTCAGACACCTTGTATCCATAGTCCTCAAAGTCTTTGTACATCTGCTCAACCAACGATGTAGTCGGAACCACTATCAGTACCGACTTCTCATGTTGATTAAGATACCAGCGCATCAAGTTGTAGATTATGAATGATTTACCAGAACCTGTGGGCGAGAGCAAAAGACAGCGTTTGCGTTCTATACCATGTACAATAGCATCATACTGATAATCGCGAGGAGCGAAAGGCATGTTCCACATAGCTTGCGAGGAAACTAATTTCTGATGATCCACCTTGTTAGTTGCGTTGGGTAGACCATAAGGACTATCTTTTAACTGTATATGATAGTGACGGTCTGCTGCGAATCTACAAAGTTTTGTATACAATCCAACGTTGAGTTCACAGGTCAATGAGTTGAACAAGCGGATCTTACCGTCCCACTGTCTGCGCCTAACAGCAGGCATAAACTTC